ATTATATGCATGATGCATTCATGAAATATTGGAACTTTGATTCTGGAATAGATCCAACAAAGGTTGCTCTCATAGCATCCGTAAAGAAAGAAGAAAATACTCATGAATAAAGCTATGCAATTATTATCCGTAATGATTATGTGCTGCATATACGACCTATTGCTAACATTCCCGGCCATGTGGCTGTGGAACTGGATCATGCCATATCTGTTTGGCCTTCCGTGCATTACTTATTGGATGATGTTTGGCCTTCTGGTTCTTCTTATGATTTTGATACCGCAAAGAATAAATGGATGGGATGATAAATAATGAAAATACTTTATTGGATGAGAAGAACTGGAAAAACAAGAAAAATAATCAAAGAAATGTATCGTCTTCAACAAGGTGGATATGATTGTATCCTTGTAACTCCAACTATAGACTGCGGAAAAATTGTAAAGATTATGGCAAAAGAGATGGGCCTTCCGCTTACTAACGAACCTTTATCAATAAATATGATAATTGATAACGTTGATTCATATATTCGTAAATACAAGCATCCTCTTATATTCATGGATGATGCAGAACGTTCTCTTAACCGCATATTTCGCAATAGAGTTGCTGTTATAACTATGAGCGATACAACCAATATAGATGGTTTAGTTGATGATTGGTTTGATATAAATAATCCAATTGAATGAAAGGGGTAGCGTGATGGCCAGATATGAAGGCTCAAGCAGATCAAAGAAAACAAAGGTAGTTCCAAAGGGAATGCCAAAGCGGATGGATAATCCGAATGACGATTACCAGCGGAAGACCTCAACGAAGATGGGGAAGCAAACCATGTGGTACTTCGAGAAGGAAGACTTTGAGAAGATGCAGCGTGCATGCCTGGTCCATATGCAGAAAGCAAAGAAAGGATCCAACAACGAATACCGTTGGGAACGGAACTACCTTCTGTTGATGGTTGGAGTGAATATGGGCTGTAGGACAACCACAATCCTTGAGATTACGCCAAGATCGTTCGCGGGTGGTAGATTCTACGTCAAGGAGCACAAGACCGGTAAAACGCAAAATTATGAGCTTAAACAGGCCATCTATAAACTGCTTGATGATTTCACAACAAAATGGGGATTCACTAAAGATGAATTCATTTTCCGCACAAGGATGGATTCACAGAACAAGCCTTTGACCCGTGAGCAAGCCTGGCACGTTGTTAAAGGGCTGGCAGAAGAGGTTGGCATCAAATATAACGTCGGTGCTTACAGTCTCCGCAAATCGTTTGCCAGGTGGCTCTATGACGATACTCACGATATCTTCAAGGTAATGAGAGTGATGCAGCATTCGGATCCGATTGTAACCGCACGGTATATCTGTCTGGAAGAAGATGAGGTTATGAAGATCCGCGAAAATATCCTGTTTGGGTTTGATAATTTCAAGAACATTTAACGCATTTAGTTATGTTAAACGAATATTTCAAGAAGTAAAAAGAAATCCGCATGAATAGAGAACATATTAACAGGATTACGAAATCAAAAAGATTTAACTTAACTGTAGTTCTGTTAAATGTTTGAGGAAAGAGAGAAAGGGAAAATTGCACAGATGATTGAAGAAAGAAAAAAGATTTGCAGAGAAATGATTGAAAAACAACATTGGAATAAATTTGGAATTGTCGAAGAAGAACCATCACCATTATTGTGGAATAAAGAAGTAGAAATCATGTATGAAGATATGGATGGTTACCCACATATATGCAAAGCAAAATATGTAGTAAATTGTTATGAACGTAGATTTATTGCTTTGGATGGACCAGCCAAAGGTAATACCATGTGTGGTTTGATTGCATATAAAGAGATTGAATGAAAGGAACGGTTTGAAGCGTGAATGACAAGTTTTAATGATTTAAACAAAGCGGTACATACAATTTCTAGCTTTGATGTTCCATGGAATAACAGACTTACACGTATTCCATACTACTATGCAGAGGGAGAACAGTATCTTGTAAAGCACAACGATATTATCAATATCGTTCATGCAAAGAGTCCATTTGAAGCAACAGAAAAAGTTAAACAACAAGTTAGAACAGCAAAATGGAA